TCCATTGTATAAAGTTATTTTCAATTTTCATATATCGTAATTTTACTACTCATACACTCGTCCGTTAACACTTCCAAAGATACACATTACCCCCTTACCTTTTCCAAAAACTACACAATACGTTTAAACGGTTGCCATCTGTCAAATTGCATTTGTAATACTCATTAACGTATTTGTTTAAATCTTCAAGTTCTTTCATATTTTTTTATTTCTTCTTTATAGTAAATTTTCATTTTTTTTATTTCTTCAATAGTATAATTTTTCGGCTCATGATAAATTTCTAACCAATCAACTAATGCTAAACCATATCTTTCAATTAGACCTAATCTATAGTTAATTAAATTTCCATGTAAATGTTGGTTACAGTAAACACATTGAGCGTGTACATTATTTTCTTCAAATCTAAGTTCAGGATTTCCTCCAGCACTTCTGTAGTGACCAGCATCATATTTATTACCTAGTTTTTTACCACAACTTATGCAATTTTCATGTTTATCTCTAAGCCTTATGAATTTATTAAATATCGATTGTAATTCTTTAACATGTTCTTGCTTAGTTTTTAAAGACTCTTTTTTTATTTTTTTCTTAACTATCCATTCTTGTTTTTTTATTTTACTAGCTTTAATCAAAGCATCTTTAACTCCTTTTTCAATACATTCTTTTTCGTAACAAAACTTTCTATTAAAGTGCTTTACTTCAAAGATTGACTTACAATATTTACACCTCATAATTCAATATCTTTTAAAATGTTTATTTTTTGAGCTTCCAGTTCTGAAATTTTAGTCAAAGCATCATTTAATTTCAATTCTAATTCAGCAACTTTTCTTTCTGCTCTTTTCTCATTTAATCTTTTACTAAAATCACTTTTGAAATTTAAAGCGATTTGAGAGTCTTTTTTTTCTATTATAGTAGTAATTATATCAAAACACTTTAAAGCGTCTAAAATGAACCCTAAATATGCTTCTTGTTTATTTGTTCGCGTGTTTAACTTCTCTAAATCATCAATAATTATTTGAAGATTGTTTTTTGTTGTTTGTATGTTCATAGTTTTTCCCAGTTTTCAGTTTCATCTAACCAATCAGAGTTTTCTGTGTTCTTAATTACTTTTATAACTCTTGGCTCTTTCTCATAGAAGTCCAAGTTTGGTTGTATTGCAGTTGGCTTTGTTTCTTCTTTAGGTGGCTCAATCACTTTCTTTGGTGGCTCAATGTTATACTTTCCCCTATCTGCATAAATTCTTGTATTATCCCAGTCCATTGTGTAATATCTGAATGTTTCAGTATCTAAATAAAAATTGTAATTACCATTCAAAGATACGCCTTTTGGTTTAGATTTAGCAATTTTAAATATTGTTTGGTTCTTTTCGTATGGTCGCCCTGTTTCGTCCGCAAGTCCATAAGGTGGTCGCCAAATAATACCCATTAACAAACCTTTTCTAAACCAAACTTGACCGCCTGCAAAGTCTCTAGCGGTTGGAATTGGGTTATATCTTATTCCATTTTCAACAACCGTTACTTGGTCTCTAACGTGGTTAATCAAACAGTTGTGTCTATTCTTTTTCCTTGCATTTTTACGGACAAATGATAAAATTCTACTCAAATATTTATCTTCCCTACCCATATCATCAGGTGTTAATTGTTCTTTCAACTCATTCCAAGGGTCGATAGTAGTTGTTTGAAATGTAAAACCTTGTTGATTTTCAATATCATCTACAAGTTTGTAATATTGCTCTATTGTCAAATCTTCATCTTGTGGGTCAATTATTACAAAATGGTCGTTGATAAACATTTCCCCGTGTGTTTTGTCTGCTGGTGTCATTTTGTTTGTACCAAAATAGGGTTTACCTACAAACTTTGCTACAAGTTCTGCAAATACTTCTGCTGCGCTTCCAGTTTCAGGAGAGAATATGCAATGCTTCCAACCGTGTAAGCAACTAAGATTTATTAATATTTCAAACCAAAATTCTGTTTTACCTTGATGAGGTGGAGCTGCTAAATATGTAGTAGTTCCTAGTTTGATTGTAAAAGGAAATGTTTTCCAATCCCAACCCACCGAAGCGCCTCTTTGTAAACCTTTGTTGTATAGGTTTTCGAGTTCGGTGTTTACGTCTGTTAGTCTTTTGTACATATCAATTTCCCTCTATTAGACCTTGCGCCATTGGTTTAATACTAACTTGGTTTAAATAACCACCAAATACATCAACTCTGCAAAAATGTAAGGGTTTAAAATTGTTTGACTTTCTTACATAATCACTTTTAGCGCAGTTCATAATTGCAGTTTTAAACTCTTCTCTAGTGTAAGTTTTGTTTAATTTAGCAAAGTTTCTACTGGTTACGTCTGAAAGTATTTTATGAGTTCCCTTTTTTCCAAATGCGATTTCTTGTGCTTTGTTAAAGAACTCTAAAAACTCCTGCTCGTTCGCAAACGCTTTAGCGTTCTTATTAATATCATTAACATTATCATTCTCTTTTACATTAACATTATCATTCTCTTTTACTGTTGATTTTGTTGAGGTTTGTTTAACACTTTTAACACTTGTTGAATTTGTTGCTTTTTGTTTGCGTGATTCAGCAGATGCTTTCCCTGCTATACTTCGCTTTTCCCTTACATCTTCAAACTTTTTTAAATCTCTTTTTAATTGTTGTTTGATAGGTGTAAACGCTATTTTTAACAACACATCATCAGTTTCAGGGTTTTCATCATTTACATACGCAAAGATATGTTTAATCAATTCGCCAGCCTTTTCGTTTGGTAGTTGGTCAAATAATTCTTTTTGGTCTGCATAAAGAATGAAGCCTTTTTTATCTTTAGCCATTGTTTTATTTATTAAATTCAAAACCCCTGCAATTCATTGAGGGCTTCACTTCTCAAATCTTCGCAAGGGTTTAGTTAAAATTCCTTATGGTTTATATAGTGTGAAGCCTAAACCAGTTACAAATATACTATTTATTTTTTAGTGTGCAAGTTAAAATAACTGTAAAACGCTATTTTTTTCTTCAACACAATCTTTATGATTCTTTTGATTTAAAGCAAAATAAGATTCTTTTAATTCGATAGATATACTTTTACGATTCATCTTTAAAGCAGCGAAGCCCTCAGAACCAATGCCTCCAAATGGACTGAATACAGTTTCGCCCTCATTTGAATATAAATGTATAACTCTTTCAATGGTGTCTAACTGTAAAGGGCAAATATGTTTTTCATCATTTCCATCTCTACCACTTCTATATTGCAATGTTCTTGAATAGTCAATATCATACCAAACAGGAGAAGCGTATTTTTGCCACAAATCAACTGGCAAATAATCTAGTTTTGTATCGTCTGTATCTTGGTGTGTTATTGGTGTTTCATTGTCGCCCTCATTTCTAAAAAACAATACATAGTCAGGAATACCTACCCTAGTCATTGAACTATCTTTTTTGATAGTCTTATGAAGCAAACCTAGTGCTTTTGTTCTTTGCATTTCTGTAACTGGGTTTTTCCAAATGGTAACTCTTGAATGATAAATAAATCCTAATTCTTGAAACCATTGTATAAGCATTCCTGAAAAGTCACGCAAACCAATATAACCCTCTTTACCTTTTTGTATTGGTAAATCCATACAATGAATAGCGCAAATACGACCACTTTTAAGCACTCTTTTTAATTCGGGTATAAGGAATTTAAAATGATTCTCAAATTGTTTGTAATCGCTTACATTACCCATATCCTCCTCTTTATCTGAATAAACATACAACTCTGCAAATGGAGGGCTAAACACAACTAAATCTGCTGAATTGTCTGCTAACTTTTTACTTTCTTGAACGCAATCGCCATTTATAATATGGTATTGGTCTGTTTTTATTTCTTTTTTCATAATTTTAACTTTTGATTTTGCACTTTTATAATCTGATTCACTTGAATATTTAGACATTTCTTGTATCATTTCTAAATGCCTTTTTTGTTTTTCTAAAATAGTTGCTCTTACATTTGTTTGAGATTCAGGAATAAGAATGTGAACCCTTACTTTATTCTTTTGTCCGAAACGATATGAACGTCTAACTGCTTGATAAAACTGCTCAAACTTAAAATCATAAGACATAAATATCATTTCATTACAGTTTTGGTAGTTCATACCAAATGAAGCGATTGAAGTCTTTGTAACTAATGTTTTAAATTTACCTTTTGCGAACCCGTTTAAATGTTCTGCTTTGTATTCAGGTTTATCAGAACCTTGTACATTTATAGCATCTTCAAGTATTTTAACAACGGTATCGGTTTCATTGTTTTTCAAACCCCAAACAATAACTTGACCTTTTGAATTATCAACTATTTCTTTTGTTTTTTTAATTCTTAAATCAAATGACCTATTTAAGTCTTTATGCAAGTCAGTAGCACTTACAGCCACATCACCAAACAAAGTATTTGTATTGTTTTCTACTGGTATAATATGTTCAATGTATTCTATTTCAGGAAGTGAATATCCATCGTGGCAAAAACCTAATGTACTAGGGTTGTCACAAGCCATAGACCAAGTGCATACATATTTCCAAAATGGGTCTTTTGCGTGTTTTCTTAATCTCCATTTAGAAGTTTCGCCCCCATCATGAACAAAGAACATTGCCAACATTTCTAAATAACTCATAGCCCCTAAAAACTCTGAATGTTGCCCTAACTCCATATGGTCATTTGGTGATGGTGTTGCAGTACAAGCCAACTTATAAGGTGTGTTTTTAAACTCTTGTATAATCATTGAGGATAGTTTGCCATCTCTACCTTTTAAAATACTGCTTTCATCTAAAACAACCCCTGCATAGATTGAAGTATCTGTGTTTTTTAATTGGTCATAGTTGGTAATATCAAAGCAATCTAATGAAATACCAAACTTTAATGCTTCATCTTTTGTTTGCTCAACAACTGCCAAAGGTGCAAGTATTAAAACTTTCTTTTGTGTGTGATTAAATACTGCTTCACTCCAAGATAATTGCATTAATGTTTTACCAAGTCCACAGTCAAAAAATAAAGCAAACCTACCTTTATTTAAAGCGGTTTTAACTGCGAATTTTTGAAAATCAAATAAATTGTTATTTAAATCTGATTCTTCTACTTCAAAGCCACTTTCTAAAAATGACTTCTTTTTTGTTTCTAAAAATTTTTTATAGTTCATAGTTTAATTTTTTATAAAAGTAATTTACTTTTTTGTTCCTTGTATCAATTTTGTGATAGGCGGTAATATAACTTTATAATCGGTATTCAAAACCCTCTTACAAACATCATCCATCGACCCACTAACAACCACCTTTCCAGTTCCATATTCAGCAATGTCAACTGTGCTTATGCTAGTACGGGCAATGTAATATTGTTTATTTCCAATAGAGAAGAGAGGAAGTGGATTCCCTCTCTGGTCTTGTTTAGAAACTCCAGCAGCGAAGTAGTGTTTGCCTTGCACTTCTATTATAATTTTAGAATGGCATTTCATCATCTGCTGCTTCACTTGTTACTGGTGCGCTTGGTGTTGCACCTAACTTATTTATTTTCCAATGGTTTAGGTTGTTGTAGATTTTACCATTGTATTCAGTTGACCTAATAGTAAATTCAACCTCAACCTCATCGCCAACTTTGTTGTATTTAACAAAATTCTCAACGTGTTCAGCGTATTCTTGACCTTTGTACATTCCAATATTAAACTTGGTAACATACCCTTTGTCGTTTGTTTCGTCAACAATGTAGTTGACTACCTTTGCGCCATTCTCTAGCGTTTTAATCGGCTCTATTGCCGAAATTTTACCTTTTACTTTGTACATAATCATTGTGAGTTTACGCTCCCGTTTTTGTTATTAAATATTCTTTGCTTTTTCAACCACTTCTTTAATAGTTTAATGAACATATATGGGTGTATGTTCATAGTTGTTGTTTTAGTTTTATAAATCTAATTTCTAATATTTGAACCAATCGCTCTTGTGTTTCTATTCTTTTCGTGTACATATCTACAACGTTGTGCATTTGTAAATCCTTATATTTTTTAATCATACTTTTGTTGTCTTGTGCTTTCCTTTTGTAGTAGTCAATAGACCAATTTACCTCGCTCATTGCTTCTAAAATTTCAATCCTGCTCATCTTCATTTGTTTTAGTTTCTGTTTCTGTTACTGTTAATTTTCCAAAGTCAACATTCAATACTTCGCAGACTTTTATAAAGTTGCTGATTCGGTAGTTCTTGCCGTTTATAATGCTATCTAATGTCGGTCGTGTTATTTTGCTCTTAGATGCGACCTGTGTCAAAGTCCAGCCTTGTTGGTCAATGCAGCCTTTAATATACTGCCCGATTTCTTTTTGTGTCATATTAATTGTTTTAAGTTTATACTGCAAATGTAAAACATATTTTACAACTACCAAACATTTTTTTAATTTATTTTATGAACGGTCAAATAAAATGATGAATGGTAAAGGTATTTTCTTTATATTTGCAAAAACAACATTATGAAGTTAACAGAAAATTTTAGTCTTTCAGAATTTCAATGCAAGTCAGGTGCAGAAATGCCAGCAGAAGTATTAGAGAATATAAAAGAACTCGCTAAAAATATGCAAGTGCTACGTGACCACATTGGTAAACCTATTCAAATAACGTCAGGTTATAGAAGTCCAGACCATAACAAAAAGATAGGCGGTGCAAAAGCATCTAAGCACGTTTTAGGAATGGCTTGCGATTTTAAAGTAAAGGGTGTTACTCCTGCAGAAATAATTAAAGATATTGAAGTCTTAATAATGTGCGATAAAATGAAGCAGGGTGGGATTGGTATTTATCCTAGTTGGGTTCATTATGACATTTATTACAATGGTGTAAATAAAAGACGTTGGTAAATGAAAGCTGACAAATCGTATTATCTAAAATATCGAAACTTGTTTATCCAACTAGGGTTAACCTATGAAGTAAAACAATTAGACATACATTTTAATATTATTTTAGTTTACAGTAAACAGGGTTATTTAATAAAACTTATATGAAACTAATCCCATACATAATTGCTATTGGTTTACTATCTTGCAGCCCTCAAAAACGCTTAAATAGATTAGTGAAGAAGCACCCTCACCTTATACAAAATGATACGGTAATTGTTCACGATACCTTAATCATTCCAACCATTCAAATAGATACTACTACTATATTCATTCCTCATAAGACCGTTGAAGTAATTAATAATGAAAAGGTACGTTTGCAATATCGCTATGATACCATTACAAGAGAAATCTATCACGAAGTAGAATGCAAAGGAGATACAATTATAAGGGATATATTAGTTCCAGTAGAAAAGTACAACATAACCAATGACTATTCTTTTGTCAAATGGATAGATGTACTTCTAATTGTAGGAATGGGGCTTGTTGTGTTTTTACGGGTTTGGAAATAATTTACTATTTATTTGCAATTCTTTACCATTTTGCACATAATGTAAATTTTGTATTTGATGAACATAATATAATCTAAAATGAAATATGAAATGATATAAACAATCATTTTCTCTCAAAATAGCAAATGAGTTATCTTCTTTACTAAATATATTTTCATCTTTTTCCGATAAACCAAAACTCAATATTATTTCAGTAGTTAATTTAATAGGTATTAATTTTTTAATTTTTGCAAGAAGATTTATTTTATTATCTATACTTTTAATTTTTGCAAAATCTCCTGATAATCTTTCAATTTTAAAATATCTACTATGATATTCTACCAAATTACCTTTTCTTAGTTCTTGTTGTTCCATAATCTTTTATGTATCTGTTTAAGTTTATTAATATAATTCGGGTCACTTGCATATCTTTTGCAGTCGCCTTTTTTACCCTTGTAAATGCACTCTAAAAATTCGTAATAGTCGCCACCGAAATAGTATTTACTTTGCCAAATTGAAACTTTAAATATACAAGCCTCAACACTTGTAAATTCCATGTTGGAGCAATAACCTAAAATATTGTTTCGTTCTATTACGTTCTTACTATCTACTTCCCAACCACACTCCAAAACTACTTGTGCCAAAACAATATCAGCGTGTTTGATGTTGTACGATGTTAGTAGGAAATAGATGCTTATTAGTTTAGTTGTCATATCTCCAATATTTTCTTTATCACCAACAGAATACAAATCGCTGCGAATGATATTTTTTGTCCTTTAGTCATTGTATTATTTCATCAATGTTAATGTTATGTTCGTCAAGTAAAGTATTGATTTTCTCCCAAGCAATATGATAGTCGTAGTCTGTATGTTTAAATTCTCTCCAACCATTGTGAACCAACTCGAAAATAAATGAAGCCATATCTTCTGCTTTAAGATACTTTAACAAATCCTTTGGACTATCTGCTTCAATGATTATTTTAACCTTATCCATACTCTTCTAAATTTAATTCTAAAGCCATTTTCATCGCTTCTGCTTCATTTTCACAAACACAATAGGGTTTTGTATTTAAAAACACTTTTACGCCCTTAGAATGAAAGTAAGCATCATTTGAATTTGTGATTAACCACAAATGTAAATCTGCTTCAATTTCTTCAGTTAATTGGTCTAAAGCATAATTGTATAAATCAATGTCATTATCTTTAGGGTTTTTAACATTGAATTCTTTATCTAATTCCTCAACGTATAAATCTAGCCAATTATAATTGTAACTAAATTCAACTGTGTAATCAATCGGGTAACCGTTAATTGTTGTGCTAATTGTTTTTTTCATATTGTTTTAAATAATTTTTAACTAATTCTTTAACTTCTTTAACTTTGCTTATTGGCACCGTAAACCACACGCCTTTAGTTGGCTCGTTGTAAAGTGATTTACGACCTGCATTTTCTCTTTTTCCTCCTCTCATTATAATTCAAATATTTTACTTAATTTTTCATCTAATTCTAATTTCAACTTTTTAGATTCTTTAGTGTCTACTACATCTTCAAACCCACAAAAATCAAGATTATTTTCTATTTTGTATGCTTCAATTAATTTACATAGTTTACTCATTCTTTCGTTAATTGCATTTTGATACAAGGTAGTTGTTTTATTAAAATTTTCAAAAGAACAAAATCCAAATTTTACATCGTTATACACTTCACATTCATTGTATTCTTTTGATACTCCTTTCAATACCCAGTTACAACTAGCAACATAACCCCAATGATTAGATGCTCTAACTACACCCTCACTTGTGTACCAATATTTAGAAGATACTCGACCTCTTCTATCAAAAGAAACATAATCAGGGGTTGTTGTAATCTCTTCACATTTTGAAAAAACTCCTGCAGTTTGTAAATGAAAGTTATCTTTGTTAATCATAATTTCTAGTTGTTTAATGTTTATGTGTACAAATATACAACTACTTTTTGAATTAACAAGTAAAATCAAAGAAATATTTTAATAATTGTGATGAATGGTAAAATGAGTAGATGAATGGTAAGTGGTATTTAAAGGAATACTGGAGTTATATTTACTTCTGTATTATTCCAAGTTTCTAAGACAAAGCCCCTACGACCCTTTTTAAAGTTGTTTTGCACCCATTGACTACTTGGAGATAAAGCAGGATAGTTGAAGTAATAGAAATCATCTGAGGTGCATAAATCAAATAATGCCTGATGACTATCGCCTTTTTTAAATACTATCTTTTTTGCTTTTTTATATATGTCATTTTGCTTACAGTATTGGTCTATCTTTTCAAGTCCATTACTATCTAATTGAACCTTAAAGCCAAACTTCAACGTGTCCTCATCTTTGCCGTGTGATATGATGAAACAAATATCATTTACGAAATAATGGTTAATAAATTGTCTATGATTTACTACTTCAACATTATTATATTTATTATCACAAAAGTTTTTAAATGCAGAGTTGACAAAGTAACCAAAACTACCAGCGTGGTTGTCATTACAAATGTTGTTAACTCTTATTTCTTTATACTTTTTTCTGAGCAATTTAATGATACTTATTTTAAATTCTAAAGCCAAATCAAATGCATGTTCATTTGTCATATTCTGAGGCAACTTATGACCGCCCCTAGTTGTATAACCATTAAAGCCATCTAAAAAGTCGCCAAGTTCGTCAATTATTAATGTATCACTATGCTTTTTCTCAATTACCTTTGAAACCATTTTAGCCATTGATTGCAATATAGTTTCTTTATCCCATTTGTCAGCATACATTGAATTGCCTTTACTGTTCGTTTCCATACCTATATGGACATCTGTGTAAGTAAGCACATCAAAGGTTTTAACAGTATCTGTATTTACTTTAAATTGATTTTCACAAGGTTTGAAGTTGTCATATTTTGAAAGTATTAAATCAAAATCAAACTCTTTAACATCTTCTTGGTCTTTAAATACAATGTTGTAAAATGGTATGCCTGTATGAGTAACAAGTTTATAGTCTTTTATATGCTCTTTAGGTAGGTTGTAATGAACGCAATACTCATCAATGTTCATTAACTTACCCTCATCACTATAAGCGCTTAGAACGTCTTTCTTTTTATATGTGTTGGATTTGCTTTTAGTTTCGTTTGAATTTACAACATCTTCTTTTTCTCTTATTTCTTTAAGTTGCTTAGCTTGTTCTTCATTTAATCGGTACTTTTTAGAATTATTTAAAGTCAAGCCCATTTCTAAGGCAATACTGTCTTTAATACTCGTTTGCCATTTACTCATATTTTATAGTTTATTTTCGCCACTAGGCAAATGTTCTTTAACGCTCTTTCCTAATTTTATCAATCGTCCAAAATAGAACGCAATACCTTTACCGTTGTTGAATGAACGCCAACTCTCATCTATGCTGTATACTTCTATTGATATTAATGTTAATGCCGTCCCCTTAGTAACTATCAAATGAATGTCTAAAAACATTGCCATAATATCTTCAAGTAAGAGTATTTCTATTCCGTAAATCATTAAGATTGCAACTTCATAAGCAAACATCTTTGATATTATGCCCCAACCTAACCTTTTTGAAGTGATTGTTCGACCAGCTTTTTTTGATGCGTAAATACCTATTATTGTGTCGGCTAGTATTGACATACCTACAAGCAACAAAACGCCTTTAATTGGTACGAAAAACGCTACTAAAGAAATAATGATGCCGTTGATTATTGTTTTCATATTATAATAATTCTTCTAATTGTGGAGGAATATAATCAACATAAGTAAATTCAATTTCCCTTGCTTGCAATTCACTTTCCCACCCTAAAGGAATAATATACCCATTATCGTAAGGGATAGGCGTGCAAATCACATTCCATTGACTCTTAAATGAGGTTATCTTATTTGTTATGTATATTACTTGTTCTTCCATATCTTAAATTGGTGCTATTGCAGTTCCTATTTGACGACCTCCTGTAATTACAGTTGATTGAAGTCTTTGATTAATAGTATAAAAATCGGTCAATTCATTCGTGGACATATATTGCAAGCCAACTGCATAAAAACAGAGTTGTCTTGGTGAGTATAATGTTAAATAATTATGAAAAGTATAGATTTTTGTGTTGGTTGAACCAGGTCTTATATCGCTAACTAACACCACGCCATTTTTTACTTTGTCACCAACAAATAAACCTCGTTGTAACTGAAATAATCCTCTTGAATCCATGTTACTGATAAGTCCAATATCCACACTATTATTAACCCTACCATTAAATGTATTAGACGCAGTTCGTGTTTGAACGAAACCATCAGACCCTGAACCTGCGTCAGCGTGTGTATTCGCCCTAGAGTTTGTGCGCGAATAAAACGCATATCCAAAATTGTCTGCTGAATATGAATTAGATGCTACACCTGAATCAAAAGATTTAGTTGGACCACCAACAACACCTAATGCAGTGAAATCTCCCGATGTAAAGTTATTATAAGAGCCTTTTATAACACCATTAGAAACTGCGTCTAATTCATAAGCAGAAGCATTAGAAGTTATGTCATCAATTGGTATAAGTATAAATATTCTAGCACCATTCGTCTTTGCTATTGTTAATAAATTACTTCCATTCGGAGTTCCCTCGCCTTTCATACCTCTATACCAATCAATAACCGCTAATCTTTGAGTTTCTTGCATTACTGCGCTTGTGTTGGCTTCCCAATTTGTTATAAACTCTAAAGCATCAGGGTCAAATGAAGCAAAACTACTATTAAAATATGTAACTCTTCTAGACATAAGTGCCTGTTAATATTATTGTGCCACCACTAGCAGCAGCATCATAAGTTATTTCTAATACATCACTCAAAGCCAATGCAAATGGAATAGTTACGGGTGCAGCGTTTACCGTATATGCAACCGTTGTAAGTCCAGTCGTATCTGCTGCGCTAATCGTACCAACTGCATTTAATATGATAGTAACTGTGCTAGTGTCGTCTGATGCTTCGTAAGGTATTGCGATAGTTAGTTCTTTTACTTGAGGTGTACAAGTCACATTCGTAACACTCGGCTGTGTGAATGTACTTCCGTCGCTATCGGTAACGGTAATATCGGGTAAAACTAACGTACCACCACTTGCAACTGTATCCGTATATGAAGCATCGCTGTTTTCTACTATTGCATCTACACAAGGTTGCAGAGGTGTACAAACCAAATTAACACCGCTTGGCTCACTCGTTACCGTTCCATCACTATCTGTAAATGATATGTTTGGTACATTTATAATATTGTCATCATCACTCACTAATTTAGTGGCTAATGTATCTCCAATACTATTTCTAACTATAGCGTTTACTGTTGCTTCAAAGTCGCCAGCCATATCAAAATCATAACCATCAATCGGCAAACCTACTAAACAATCTTTACTATAAACTTTCAATTGAATTGTGCCACCCCAACCGCTTAATCTATCTTGAAGATTATCGTAATATTTCAACTCAGGTACATCAGTTAGAACTTCACTAAAATTATTCCATCTATTGGAATATCTAATTGTAGTTATAAGGTCATTTAATATGCGTTTAGTAGTGTTTTCAATGTCGCCCCTATTCTCATCGCCATCTGCCAATATATCAAACACAAATAACTCTAGTGTAATGGTTTCAAAGAATGGATTGTTGGTTGCATTGTTAATAGATAAAAAACAACTTGCATAATCAATTTTACCCTTTTTTATGATATCTAAAAGGTCGCCATAATGGAAAGAACGAAGTTGAATGTGTGCATCAACTAAAACGCTTGTTTCGTATATTATTTGCTTTAATGACTTTTGCATCTTGTTCTTTTTTTATCTTTTTTAACGCTTCCTTAATCTTCTTATGAATTTCGTTTTTGTCTTTCATTGTCTTGCTATTCCTAATGTGAAATTTTGACTAAATGAGGATTGCTCTTCTTTGCTTTCACAGTTTTGTTCATACAAAGGAAAGTCTGTTTTATTGTCATTCAAATAAACTACTAGCATATTTCTGTAAAGATACGCTTGTTTGTTTAAATCGTTCTTTAATTTATCGATACTTTCCCAATCTCCTGCCTGTCCATATTGGTCATTTGATGCACCTACACTCTTGTTTCTTATATCCCAATTGAAATGAACACACGCTTCTATTTCGGTCCTTACCATTATGAATTTAAAGATATAGTCATCTATCAATGTTTGTTCAGCAGCTGTATAAGTAACCGCTGATAGCAAGTAATTGAAAAAGTCAGCGCCTAAAATTTCTCTAAGGTACAAATCTTGAGAACGCTCAATCATTATCCCTAATTTTTGAGCATCTACATTGCCATTGATTAAAGACTTATTCTTTATTTGTGCTACTGTTATAAGTGGGTTTGCCATAGTTATCTAAATATTACGTTTTGTTTCCAATAATGACGACACGATGGTTCGTTTTTATTTGTGTTTGGATTGTGATACCAACCACCTCTATATCTCCACACATCCATTCCAAACCTAGATGATATTGCGTTTATATCTTCAATGCTCCAAAATCTTGTTTGTGATAGTCTTACCATTTCTCTACAAAAATCTCTCGTTCCATCAATTACATCAGCACCATACCCATCTTTAACTTCATAAGAGTACACCGTTTCAATTCTTGCAATATCTTGTCTTGCTACTTCAATCTTTCCTTGTTGTGTAATAGTGCCATCTACTTCGATTAAATTTAAATCAGTCAATCTTTGATAAATCTTTGCTAGTTCAGTTGCTCTCGTTTCTGTCGCTTCCATAACCGCATCGAATGGCGTTTCTTCGCTAATCAATTGCAATACTCTTTGAGTAACTAAGTCTAATTCAGCAAAGTTTTGTTTAAATAATTCAGCATCATAACTGCCAAACAAAATTATATCTTCGCTTCCAGTTCTTTCACGGCCACAATTAGCAAAAGCATTGATAATATCTTCGTCTTTTATTTTATCATCTTCAAGTTTAAATCTAGGCGCTTGTACTTCTGCTTTTGGTAGTTGGTATTCAATAAACTCAACGCTCTCACTAATTCCATTAATCTCTGCAACTGCATAGATAATAGATAATAATTGATTTTGGCGCATTTTAACGTATGAATTTTTGAATAGACTATAAGCAATGTCAATATTACTTTGGTTAAAGTTACCATCTTTTGTAAAACCAAACAATTCGCCACTAATTGCAGAATGACCTTTTAATATGTTGTCTTGTACTTGCTCTCCTAATGATAAATAACGCTCATTTAATTGGTTTCCGTTCAAATGTAAAACAGTCGGCTCAGTATCTTTGCCATTGTTAAACAATATCATTACACCGCCTGCGTTATGGCTTCCTGTTGCGTTATCAATGATATAATCTTTTACTTCGTTTCTATCTTTTTCACTTGGACTTGCACCGTTATTTAAAGATACAATAGTACCCAAACTGAAATTGTTTACCGTTTCGCTAAATTCATAGTTTTTTATCTCTATATCAGTCATAATTGACTTAATACAAGCAGAATAAGGAATAGTAGGGTAGTAATTTAATGATAGTTTTCTTTTATTTGGGTCAATTTTGAATTGTCGCCCGTGTTCTTTGAATGGTAATATACACACCATTTCATCAGTTCTATCGTTTATGCTTACATAATCAACTATTTTAAATCTGCTATCGCTCCAATCTTCTGAAACTTGGTAAATGCCGCTTTTAGTTACTCTAACCCATTCAAAAGGAATGTGTTGAAGCCTACCAATAGTCTTTCCATCAGGCTTGAACCAACATTTAATGTATGTAGAATTACTAATTTCAATGTCAGTTTCAATATATTTCAAAATTGGGTCAAACATATCAACCAATTCAGCATTTCCTTTTAAACCACCACCAATGACATAATTAACTTTTCCATTGATTATTCCTTGATGGACTGCACAACTGATATAAAGATAGTTTAGCCATTGAGGAAGTAGATTATCTTTACCCCAGTAAACAACCTCTTGATTGTTATTTTCGACAAACTCAGGTACTTCGACTTGTCTATTAAATAATTGTTTCGTAATCATATAACTATCATCTTACCTATCTCTAGGATAATAAATTCATTTTCATTTGTGCTTACACCATCGCCATCGTAAACTCTGTATTCATATTCGCCTGCTGGTAAATCAATATCTATTGGTTCAATAATCTCAAATCTAGTGTATCTATCTGTTGTGCTTGTAGGTTCTAAATAAATCTTTGTTTCAACTTGTGTTTGTAGTTCTCTAAACACAAACAAATACTCTTGATTTATGGCTAATTCCATCACTTGGAGACCTACTATATTTGTGCTATCTTTTGTAATTTGTATCATTTTTCAAATATATAAAAAAAGGCAGACAAATACACTATTCATCTGCCCCTTTTTTTTAAACTATAAACTTAACTATGAAACTAAGAGTTAAAGTCGATTAATGTTTGTAAGTCTGTATTAGAAATATGTGGAGCAATAGCATCTTCTTGACCTGTAAAGTTCAAAGTCCAGCCATTCATATCTCCACCTGCTTGACCGCTCACTCCCTCGTGAGTAGTTACAAACATTCCATTTTCAAGTCCGTAAACTTTGTTTCTTCCATTTCTATCAGTAGCAATGATTTTAAAATAACCACTTGATAATGTTTGTACAAGTAAATCAGAATCAACATCGCTAGATTTTAACATAGCCATAACCGCTTGCTCATAGATTGTAGAGTTGTTATCTCTGCTTCCTGTTGGCGTTTGGTTTGCAAATCCACTATTGATGTCGAGTTCAAATTTAAATGCAGTTTTCGTCTGCGTGGAAATTGTAGCTAATCCTGTTGCAACTGAGAAAGTCACACCATCACTATTTATGATGGTGATAGACTTTAATCCTCCTCTGTTAGAGCAATTAGGCTTTGTATATCCACTTAATAATTCACAACTCATATTGTATGTTTTTTAAAGTGTTAATAATTAAGATGCTGCTTCGTCATACTTAGCAAAGTATTGAGGTCTTGCGTAGTTAACTCCTACATCCATTATTCCTGATAATCTCAATGTTCTTTCTTTTACTAAGAAATCAGCGTAAACCCCTTGGAAATCTCCCTCTTGGTTAGTTGAAACCATTACATAAGAATAAGGAACGAAGTATATCTCTCCTGTTGACAATTGAGGTACTACTCTAACTGTGTCCATAGTTCCAGGCAATGCTAATGTTTTACCATTTCCATCTCCTTGAATGTTTGCAGTATAGTGGAAGTTGTTATCTGCTAATAAATTATCAACTAAGAAATTAAAGTCAACTTCTGAACAAATGATTTCTCCTGCTATTGCATTATCTCTTACCTCAGTTGCAACTGTTCTTGACACTCCTTTGAATATTGCATAAGCATTAGAAGCTGATACTGCTCCTGCATTTGCAAACGCTGGGATAAGTGGGTCGTTTTTCCATTTTTTAATCAATCCGTCAAACATTGCAAGTTCTGAATTTCCTGAACCTGTATCTCCTTTGAAGATTAAGTCTTGAATTTTCTTCTCTAACTTCAATCTAGTTAAAGCCAACATTTGTTGTTCAATCGGCAACTCTTCCAAAGATGCTTTAGCACCACTTCTCAAAAGCAATTGCGCCCAAGTGTTGTTTAACGAGTTGTTACACAAAAGTAATTCAATACCAACTCTTTTAGATGTCAATTCTACTTGTGTAAAGTCAACTGTTCCTGCATCTGAAAATGCGCAGTTTGTCATTGCTTGTAGTTCAGGGTCTATATCAAACAATTTAACGATGTAAGTAGAATCTGCTGGTACACCATCTTGAATTACAACTCTCGATAAAAAGTCGTTGTTCTCAACTAATGCAGGTATCACTTCTGTTGAAGAGATATTGATGTTTTCTGCTAAATCAGTTACTGTGTAACTAAATTTTTCTTTAAATAAATCTTTCATTTTTTTAGGCTTTAATTTTTTTCCAATCTGCGTTGGTGTTTGGTTTTACATTTGTTTTTTTCTCTTCTGTTGTTGAAACCAATTTAAATAGGTTTTCAATTTTTTTGTTTTGCTCTTCGATAGTCGATTTCAACTCGGCAACCTCTTTTTTAAAGTTTTCTCTTTGACTAGCAAACTGCTTAGCCATTTCTTCGATAACTTCCTCAGTAGTTTCTTCTTCAGTCACCTCTTCAGTCACCTCTTCAACAGTTTCTACAAGTCCATTTACATCTACTGTAATAACTAGGTTCATCTCAGGTAGGTTGTATGTTCCCTCTCCTGCTACGATTTCCCCCTCTTCTGTTACCAACATAATTGGTGTGCCAGTTGTAAGGTCGCCTTCCCATTTCATTGTTTCGCCATTTGAAGTAACTGTTTCTGCGAATACCTTTTCGGCTTCTGTTTCGCTAAAAATTGCTAGAATTCTATCTTTTAGCGTTTGCTTTTTTTCATTCATTTTTATTTGATTTTTAAAATTTACTTTTTCAATATCGAACCAAGCCTCAATACTAAACCCTTGATAAATACCTTTTTTCCATTTATCCCACTCGTCATTATTCTCAACAAAATAAGATACTATCATAGTACCATCTTGTAAGTTTTGAGATTTGAAAATGTCAGGAGCGTGGTGTCCTCTTGCTTTATCTACATAATAGATTTCATCTAATGAAGCACCATTGATTTGTTTATTAGAATCATGCATTGAGTTTAGATTGTGCATATATCCTTTTTGCATCATTCTACGACCTAGTTCTCTTGTGACTTGTGGAGTAAAGAATAAGTTATATTCATTCCCTGCTTTATCTCTTCTATAAATAGGAATGTTAGTAGCAATCGCTACACCCGTAACAATTCGTCTTTCTTCGTTAAAGTGGAATTTATCTTCAGGTTTACCAAAAAAATATGCTTGTTTCTGAGTAGCTGGATAATCAACGAAAGCGTTGAAGTCCATTCCATCCTCATCAGAATTTAATACAACTTTGTATAAAGGCAATTTCTCCATACAAGTAAAACAACTTTTTTTAAAATCTGTTCACTTTTTAAACGTATGGAGTTAATAACCAACTAGATAGATGAAACGGTTTTTATCTTAGACGCTTCGTTATTTACCTTGTTGAAACTATCAACTACAAGGACTGGACTTGGTTGGTTATTTAACAAACTAGCAATGTTTGTTAGGTTGTCATTTTGTTGTGCTTGTCCTGTTGCTCCACCATTTGCTCCACCGCTTGAAACTCTAGGAATTGATACAGAAGCAGAACCACCGCCACCGCCACCCTCGTAACGTGATGATACTATTCTCGCAATATTTGAAGCGGCGAATACCCCAGCAGCTGTAGCTGCGATTGATTTACCAACTATTCCAGTAGGTGTGTTTGCAAATGTTGATAGAACCGCTTTATATCCATCAACTGTTGCATCTGCTACATTCTTTGTTTTGTTAATTTGAAATTCACGCTTTGCAGCCTTTTCGCTATTCTTACCAAATATAGCATTTAAGTTGTCGGCAAAATCTAGCCCTTGTTGAGCCTTTTCGTTTATTTTATCAGCAAGTGCCAATCTTCTATCTAGTTCCTCTTCGTTTGCTTTCTTTTTCGCTTCATCTTCTAAATCAATGTACTTGTTAACTATTGCGTTTTTCTTTGCTAGATACTCTTCTTCTAATAGTAGTTTCAACTCTTCATTATTCCCTACTGCTAACAACTCATTGTTTAACTTTTCATTTAAGTCGTCAAGTTCTTTTTGTTGTGCGCTTAGTTGTCTTTGTCTGTATGCTTCTGTTACTGCTTCTTCATCTGCTATTGCTTTTTGTTTTAGTTCAAATGCTTTTTTCTCTGCATCTTGTTTTGCTTTTAATTCATCATCTAGTCTTTTCTGCTCTTTTTCAGCTTGTTCTTTATTTAACTTGTCCTCATCTTCTGCGTTTTTCTTTGCGCTATCTCTTTTTATTTTATTTACTTTAACTGTATGCACTTCTATTTCTTGCTCAGTCTTTACTAAGGTGTCTTTTAGTTTTGTTAAATCATCATCAGTACCTATTGCTTGTTGGATAAAAGCCTCTTCTCCTCCTGCCTTGTCTATTTGTTCTTGGAAAGCAGCAAATATTCCAGCGCCAAATTCACTTGTTTGCGCTCTTAATTTTAATATCTCTAAGTTTGCTTTTATTTCAGTTCTTAGCATTTCCTCAGTTAACGCTATTTGCTCAGCAGTAGATTGTCTTTTATTCTCTAAAATTTGACCCTCAATTTCAATAGTGCTTTTTCCGTTTGCTTGTAGCAATTTCATTTGATGGTTAAGAGCTGCATCTTCTTCATCAAACCTTTCTTGTGCTGCTTTTAATTCATCTTTCTTTGCTTGAACATAACTATCTCTTTGGCGTTCTATGTCGCTAATTCTTGATTGTATGTTTTCTTTATGCTTTCGTGTTTGTTCATCATCAACTACACCCATATCTTCAAAGAGTTTAATAGCGTATGAAATCGCTGGTACTAAACCAAAAGTTAAATACCCTATAAGTATTTGCATACCCGTTCCCATTTCTCGAAACTCCTTAGCCATATTTTGAACCCACTTAGCACCTTTAATAACTGCTTCACTAACTAAATCAAAATTAGCAATAAGTAAACCAAGCCCCACAATTATCGCTCCTATTCCAGTAGCTACTAAAGCAAGTTTAAATATTTTCAACGCCCCCGTTGCCGTACCTACAACAGTCGCATAAGCAGTAGTTAAAGCAGTCGCTATCTTTGTTTGTGTGTTTCTGAACACCAACATCATCGCACTTTCCTTTTCTAAAGATAGCCTAATTTGCTCAATTCCTGTCAGTACACTTTGAGCCGCTTGCATCTTTACAAGTGATTGCATAAGTGCTTCATTCTCTTGACCTGCTAAAGCCATTACACCTTGCATTGCTCCATAACCTGCAGTTACTGATTGCCCTAACTGTAAAGCCCCTTGCATATTCTTACCATCATTTGCAAGACGAGTGACTTCATTTCGTAAATCGGTTAATTTGTCTTGAAGATTTGCAGCCTCATTTAACGCCGCCTTACCTATTGGAGAAGTTCTACCTGCGTCTATTGCGATAGTCTGATAGTCTTGAAGTTTTCTAGTTAACTCACGCATTGACAAACCACCTGCATCAATCTCTCCTTTTATTTTAGCCAACCTTTCGCCAAGAGTTAAAGGTGTATCGTTGATTTTCTTTTGCTCTTTATCGATACCTTTAAGCGATTGCTCAACTTGTTTTGCTCCTTGCTCTGCTCCTTTAGTGTCTAATTTCAGACTTACTACTATATCTCTGTTTTCTGCCATATATTATATTGTTTCTGAAAAGTTTAATGCTGCGTAAAATGTTTCCGTATTTCCACTCAATCGCTGAACACCTATGTATATCTCTTGTGGTGTCCCTCCATTTGTTGAACCTATGACTAAATCATTATCAACTGTTTGTTTTGCTCCTAGTTCTGTGTTATTGGTGTCTGAACCTAAACCCGAAGTAATTATCGTCCCCCCGCTTATAGTAGTCGCATTTGTTGGGAATGTGTACTCAAGTGTTGAGTTTGCTATAGGTGTCCAAGTTGGAGAAGTGCCTGTAATTGTTGGGCTTAAAATAATATACCAAGAATATACCGCTGTTGAAGTACACAACACTTCTAATTGTAATAATCTTACAAATGCCCCTAATTTACCACTTTGAAAACGTAAACCAATTAACGGGTAAATAAGTGAATTATTGTTTGTTATCAATGTGTTGTCCGCTCTATTTAAACCTCTTAAAACTCCCGTTTCTGAACGACCGCCCTCAGTTATTACACTTGAACAAATATGTAGCATATCTTTAGCACCTACACCCGTTCCATCATTAGATATTTCATATCTTAAAGGTAGGTTAGGAGTTGACATAAATACCTCTGTAAGTACATTTGCATTGTGGATATAATGACAGTAAATAGGTTTGCCATCTATAAACACTCCAAATCTAACCGTACCAACTCCAAGCCATTCGTAATCGAAAAAGAATATTTGTGTTTTAGTTAAATCTAAAGTATATCCACTCTTTCCAGTACCATCTAATTTGTCAATATTCCAATCTGCTTGGTTAATTCTATTGTCAACTGCCGACCCACTTGTAAAAGTTCTTCTTACAACTCCAATTCCTGCGCTAGTTACTTCAAAAAATAATCCATTATCTGTATTAAATTGACCTATTCTCTGTGTAAACCCACTTGCAGCACTTCCAATTATTCCAGTCATCAAAATTAACTGGGACTTTCCTGGTTGGTAGTTGAAATATTGGAATGATTGTCGGCTTGTCATTTCAGCACTTGCACTAGCAACTGTTAAGGTTGTTGATGCTTGGTTGGTGTTATGTGTAACTCCACCGCTACCAGTTATTTCATCACTCCAAAATAAATCTTGTTTGTCATATATTTGTTTACTGTCAAATATCGTTTCCGGGTTTGATACTCTTAGTCTTGCAAAAGCATCTAAATTATCGGGTATGTATGGGCTATAACTCATAATTTTATAATATTATCCATTTTGTAGAATTTATTAATTGAAAAGTTTTTGACTCTAATGGTTGTGTCATTTGTATTTCTATTTCTCCATCTATTAAGGTTGTTGGACTTACAGCCTTTACTCTCAAATCAATAGCAGAAGTAGATGCGTATTTAATGGTAACTCTTTTATTTATAACATCTTTAGGGTCGGGTAGAGTTATAATTGCATCATTAGTCACTAATACGGTGTAAATTTCAGGTAAAACAGTATAATCTGCGTTTACAATAACGCTAATATATGGACTTACTACTTTGCCTGTTGTTTCTGTCACTTGTATAGCCCCACTTTTTACACTAATAACCGCATCATTCCCTGTTGTTTCATCTTCAAAAACTAATTCTTTAATTTGCTTACCGTCTATTAATTGTGGAAGCTTAATCGTGTAGTTTCGTGGAGAAGTAGATTCCAATACTTTTACTAATTCAACTTGTGAAGTAGTGCCGCTATTAAGCACTGTATCGTTTATTTTGTTTAACCTATAAGCGATGCCTTTTATCTTCTTTAAATTGCTAAAAAAGTCGCCTATAAAATCTCCCTCGTCAAGTTTAAAATAAGAAGTCAATAACCTACCATCAATGCTTGTAAATTCGTTTATAAATCTTCTGAAATATAATTGGAATAAATTGCTCGTTGTGTAAGCAGAAGCAATATAAAACACTTCGATAGGTGTACCAAAACATAAATCTATTGTTGGCGTTGTTATGTTGTCCAAATGATGCGCTAACGGATAGGTTGCGTACACGCTATCACTTTCTGCACCGCTAGTTGTCTTTAAAGTCCAATCCCCCGTTTGCATAGGATTGATAAAATAAATACGTGGCTTTCCTTTGTATGGATTGACAATACTATTTTCTACTTTGATAATTCTAGGAATAGTTAAATCTGTATTCTCAATATCAACTAATGGCGTAACTGTGTAAGGCATCTTAATAATACTATCGCCTTTTGTGAATAGTGTAGGATTTTCAAACGTGAAGTTGCCATATCCCTGCTCGTGCTTAGACTTATAAAGAGCGTGATAAAAGTCGTTATCATCAGCGTAATTATAAACGTATCTTTTTGGCTGAGTGACTGCTATAGGTTCAATCTCAATCTCTTTTGTGAGGTCTTGCTTATAGGTCCAATCATCAGCATCAGAAGTAGAGCCATAGTAATCTTCAAGAGGTTCAATGTTTATTACATTCAACTCAGTTGGCTCATCTACTTGTAAATTGTATTGCTTAATAATTGAAGTAACGAAATCAGCGACTTTTATATCAGGTGCAAAAACGGCTAAGTTAACATTGTCGCCGTTTACCAATTCGCTATCTGTTGCTTGTAGTTCAAAGTCGAAACCTGTTGTATCAAATTCTACGGTTAAATTTCCAAGTGAACCATCTACTTGCTGTTCAGCGTTTACATTCCAACTATAACCTAAATTAATAACATCACCACCTGCTAACGGTAAATCTAAAACTATACTAAAATTAGATGTTGTTCCAATTAAATTATTTGTAACTGTTGCCGTATTTATAATTGTTTGCCCTTGAACTTGTTGAATACCACCATTTTTATAAACTATTAACCCAAGCAGGAAACTACTAATTGACCCTGTTCCTGTGCCACTTATTAATAAATCATAATCAATCGTGCCGTTAACTACTACCCTATAATTCCCATCATTTGAAACTTGAATGCTAGGACTTGAATATTGACCTTTAATATCTTGAACAACTGTTGCACTTGCGCTTAAATTAATACTTTGAGCAACTTCCCAAAATAGGCTTGTTGTACCGCCAGCTGGTGTATATGTATTGGTTATAACTCTATCAATTGTCAAATCAACCAATCTATTATTTAACTCTGTACTATCCAATTTCGGAGGGTCGCCACCTCCTATTCCAATGATTGCCTTTTTTAACATTGCGCTATCAATGAAAGAACCATCAATGGTAAAGCCTAAAAATTCAAATGCTTTTATTAATATCTCACGTTGGTATAAGTGAGGAAATATCCTGTTGTCCGCATATTCATCAGGTTGCCCTCCGAAACCGTAATCTATCAAAGCATAATAATACCCAAAGCCATCGGGTAACCCTGCCGTAAAGTTAGAAGTAGCAACACCATTTTTTATTACTGATGTGTCCCAACTGTTTGCAATATTGGTATGGTTCAAAACGTGGTTATATTCTGTCCAACCTAACTCACTTATTTTTATATCTCCAAATTGATTTATGAAATTAACAACATTGCTAAATAAAACTATCTCAAAATTAACTACTTCATTTAATATCTTTGTCTTTATGATTTGCGCAAAGCCATTGAACCGTAATTGATTGTTTACATAATACTTTGCTTCATACGTTTGTCTAGGGTCGAAGTCGAAGCCAATAGGATTTAATGGGTCGAAGTATTGAGGCAAAGAATAAGCGCTATAAAATATATTTAAATTGTTTTGTGTGCCGGGAATATTTAATGTCTTAGATACGCTTCGACTTCTTTTATCAGGCTCTTTAACATCATTAATTGAAAAAGAAAAAGAAAAGTCAGTTGAAGCATCTAAATCAACCTTTAACCCATTTATGTAAAGTTCATCATTTATCATACTACTGTACTTGTAAAAGATTTTTGTTTGATTGTGATTGTGAAGTTGAATAGAGTGTCAAACTTTCTATATTTCTCTTCTGCAGTTGCTTCTGTTATCGCAACCCTTTTACCATTGTATAGTACGAATGGACTTGTCAGCAGTTGCTCATTTAAAATGTTGTAATCACTTTCACTTATCCACCCAGTTTGAAGTGTGATAGTTTCGTCTTGAGTTATTTGGTAGTTATATTGACCGCTTGTATCTAATGTTGTGAATGTACCATCTGCATTCAATACACCCTCATTTGTTTTAAATTGGTTAGGTGTGGTTGTCTTTGTATATCGCTTCATTCTAGTAAAGTGATACACATCTAAACCACCTATAAAGTTTAAGAATGTAATCTCATTTTGGAATGTTGCGCAATTGGAATGGTCTATGTAGATTCTTATAGATTCACTATTTCCTGCGCCATATCCTAAATAAAAATCAAAATATACAACATCTGTAAATGTACCAACTCCAAAAATAGTTTTTATATTTGAATAGGTAAAATACATATTTAAAATATACCCTGATACACTACTCAATGATTCAAGTTTTATCTGAGTTCCTGCAGAATTTCTAAAATCAAAGTAAGCATTCGGCTCTTCATCATTTGCAATAGCACTTATCCTTTGACTTCCAAAATTATAAAGTTTTTTACTTGCAAAATCTGTCATTAATTTACTATCTAAATCTCCAATATACTGGGACATATCAACTGTGTATTTAGACTTTGCTTTGTAAAATCTTAATGTTGCCACAGTTGTAGCACTAGCCTGATTTGTTGGAGGTGTACCGTAATTCTCAATTACTTTTATATAGATAGTATCATTATTCTCAGCATCATCAAATAATGTAGTCGCTATCGGTGGCACGTTTACATATCTTTCTGCAACTTCCGAAGCATCAAAGAAGCCATATATACCAGTAGTCGGCAATACCTTAGCCGTGTAAACTAAATTTCCTGCAATATAAACCTCTAAAATATAACTAAAATTCGCTTGTCCTGTTTGGTTACTTGAAAAAGTCCAAACCATAGCTTGTCCACTCTGTGAATAGTCTTGAGGTTCTTGTTCTATCGTTACTGCCATAAGTTTGCTAATTCTTTTGTTAAAATATCTATTTGTTCATCTGTGAATGAATTGTCTATAAACGGTGTCTTTCTTATACCCTTACGTTTAACCGCTTGACTAAATACATAAGCAGCCCCATTCCTTGCTTTATCATCATTTAGAGGTTTTACTATCCTTTGTCCCTCTCTATTTGTATATGCTAGTTCAGTAATTGCTTTGTCTTTAATATATTGCAACATTGCAGAACGTGGTGGCGCTTTGCTAGTAAATGACATTGTACTACCATGATTTACTTCTGTACCATTAACCCCATAATTGATATACTTCCAATACTGCTCAGCAATTACATTAACAGTCATCACACCCTCATCGGATAGTTGTAAGTCGCTTTCTCTGATTGATTGGTATAACGCTCCAGACGTTGTCATTCTACCGTCATTCTTAAGTATTTCTTTTGCGTGGTCGATACGACCTTGCAACCAATTTAAAACAATATCAGGAGCACTTCCCTTTATAGGTTCAATTACTTCACTCATAAGGATAGAGTTCATTTGTTCCAATATGCTTACATCTTGCGCCATAAATATAAAACAACTTTTTAAAAATTCTGTTTCATTTTAGCCATCTTATCTAGGTAGTTTACATATTCAACTTTGTGTTTGAAATACATAATATTCCAACTGCTAACATCTTCCCAACTTGTCCTAAAATGATTGGCTAGTCTATCGACTGTTAATTCAAAGTTATATCCGCTATCATCTTCTTCAATTGCCTCTTGCTCATCTTCTTGCTCAACTGCTTTTTCTGCTGCTCTGATAGTCTTTTGTGCAAGTCCAATATTGTGAAAAAAAAATTATGAATATCAATGAATTGCCCTAATGTCAAATGTTCAGCTAGTAGTTGTGTCCTTGCATCTGTTGGATTCAATACATTTTTATTCTTGTCGGTTTGTGCATAGTCCATACCTTTCTCAATGTAGAGTAAACCAAGTTTATCAATCGGGTTACTATCCTTTTGACTTAACATTCTAACGTGTTCCCACCAACCAACACTCATTTTTAAATACTCAGTTCTGAATGTATAAGTAGTTTTATCAATCTTAATTTCTTTTAGTGGTTCGTTTGGCTTGTAAGTGGAAAAGTTATTCATCAACTTAATGAATAGGTCTTTAATGGTTGATACACTTTGCGACCATAACAAGTCGGTTTCAACTGTTGTGAAGTCTGCTATGAAATTAATCACTTCATCATTCTCAGGCCTGTCAACATCTTTAAAGTATTCGCCTTTGTTAAACCTATCAATCTTATCGTAATCGTATGCTTTAAGAGTATTAAAGAAGTTTACATTAACCTCTCTATAATTGTTTTCTTTTTTGCTCATATATTTCGTTTGATAGTTTTATTTGATTTATTTGATTTGTTCTGCTTTCTGTTTGGTAAATACTTTCATTCACTAATTGAGGTACTATCCAACCACCACTCTTTTTAGCGCACATTATTTTGTGATTCATTGCTGCGTGGCTAAATACTACATCACTCATTTTGTGATAGTCTGTATCAATTGGGTATTGATTGAAATAATCAGTATCAAATGCAGTCACTCCTGTTCCTGCTATGTCAATTAAAATGTGTTCTTTAGTTGACCTATTGCAATGCCAAAACTTATGACCCCTGTAATAGTCTTTATTCAATCCTTGTAATAACCTACCGTGATAGGTAACTATGCACTTGTACTTGTTTATCAAAGAAACGGTGCGCTCTACATAGTCAGGTGGATAGATAATATCATCATCACAACTAAAGTATATCTCACGCCTTTTAATAGGTAAGAATACAAACTTACCATTGTCTGTTAGATTCTTATTAGGTATAAAGCAATCATACTTTTTTAAAGGTTCAGGAATAGTTTTATATTCATTCAAACAAATGCGTATAACATCGGCTTGACCCTCCAATGATTCAAGCGTTCTCATAAGGTGGCTAAACCTCGCTGGGTAGGTTGCTATATTAATCGAAGTAGTAACCATAATGTAATAAACCACATTGCTATATTAGTAATTGAAATCAAAGTAAAAGCAAATTGCTTAGATGCTTTTGTTTCCATCATAAAAACCTCGTTAGGTAATGCCTTTAAGACAAAGTAGCCTAAGTAAAGGAATAGTATAATTTTATAAAGTTGTTTCATATATACCTCAGTTTAATAGTTCGTTTAACCTCATCCCTCTTCGCTTGGTAATCTTTATCTTTATTACCTATGCTCTTTTGATTTTGATGAATTCTGTAAAAGTACAAAATTTCATTTAGATATTGAATGTTTGCACCCTCTTTTATTTTCCTTAAATTAAAATCATATTCCTCAGCAGTCGTTAAAGTTTCATCCCATTTATCAAATATCTCACGTTTATAGTAGCAAGTGCCGCCAATCAAAGCATTGTTTTTAATCATCTCCTGGAGCGTTGGCTTCTCAATACTAGGCTTTGCTATTAATAAACTGTAAGGATTTTTAAAACGTATGCTATTGCCGTGCATCATATCACCTTTAAAGTTATCTACTACTGTTTGATAAACATAACTAGGTAACAAATCATCATCACCCATAAAATGAACAATATCGCCTTTGATAAATGGAATACAACTATTTATGTTTGCGCCAACTGTACCGCCTTTTCCAATTAGCAACTGATGATTTTTATAAGTCTGATTTTGAATAGACTTAATGGCGTGTTTAAGATAGCCTCTATCTTTGTAAGTTGGTATGATTGTAGTTATTTTCATAAATAATTGCCTGAGTATTTTCCAGCAGAACCAACACCATAAAGCAAAGCGTCCATTAAGTGGTCCTTATCTGTCTTTCTAGGTTTGCCAGTTTTCTCATCCCAAATGTAATATCTTAATTCATCGACTAAGTTACTACTATTTTCATCAACATAAAATACTTGACTGTTTAACTTTTGAATGGCGAATGTCTTAATGTCTTGCTTACTTTCGCACTTAACCGCAGTTATTCCAGCTCTCCTTAGTTCCTCAATGCTTTTAGGTTCTGCGCTATCGCAATAAACTAAAGACCCTTTCTTATAGCCTTTACTTATCATTTCAGCCCCTGCATCTTGGTTGGTTAGGTTATTCTTATAAACCAATTCTTTTAAGTACAAATGTCCATCATATTGGTAAACTCCAACTACTGCAAATTTAGAAGTAGCAAAACCAAAATCACACCCGTAATAAAGCAACCTTGCATCTGTTGGTATTGCTTTTGTTTCCCAGTTCTCAAATACAACTCCATCAATAGACCCGACCTCTCCACAACCGTAAACTCTCCACTTGTTAGCCCAATACTTATTTATTATTTCGCCTTGTTCATTATACCCTAATTGCTTATAGAGTAGTATTTCGTTACGCTCCTCTTCTGCTAGTGCTTCGTTGTCTAAAAATGTTACTTTTAGAAAGTCGCAGTCCTCTCTAGGTATTACATCTGTATGTATAAAAAACTCTGCATCAGGATTGAAATCAGCAAACACTCGTTTAGACCTAGTCGCCACTTGTCTATATGTTTCAACATCTATTTTATTAACCTCATTGAAGTAAGCAATATCAGAACGTAACCCCTTACCAACATCTGACTTGTCTAATCCTATAAACTTAATAAATGAACCGTTAGGAAATCTGTATAAAGTCCCTGAAATAAATCTACTGTCCTCATAGATACCACTTAAACGCATAATCTTTACAAAGTCTTTAATGACTGTTAACCTCATTTTAGTAAGTTCAGCAGATAAAATAAGTATCTCTTTGTTTGGTTTACTAGCAGCGTGATTGATTAGTAGTATTAATATACTAAATGTCTTTGATGCACCTTGACCGCCTTGAATAACTTTAATACGCTTCTTTAGTCTTGCAATTTTATTTAGTGTCGTTGTCGTTTGAATCATCTAATGGGTCTATATTAATGATTGAAACACTTGTACTGTTATCGGTTTGAAGTCTATCAGTCATTCCTAAACGGTTCTTTGCATAGAATATTCCTTTACCCTCATTCGCTACAATATCCTCAGCCAAAGACCTAAATTTTTCGTCTATACTTTTTATAGTGTTACGTAATGGATGCTCTTTTAAATTAATAACTCTATGAAAATGTACTCTAGTATAGAAATTTATATCCTTTCTTCTTATCCAATGGTCGCAGAAATAGCCGATAGTAGGTATATGCCTAGACTTAACCTCTACTATCTTGCCTGAACTCGTTGCTTGTTCTTGAGTTGCTTGGATACATTCGTCCATATACTCAGTTGCAAGTTGCCAAAGTTCATCAGCATCTATATTTCTGTGTTTGTTAGCCATTACATCAAAATTGTTACTGCTAAATAAATTAAATAGATAGCAACTCCAAAGGAAATTACTGCTAATGCTCCACTGCTTTTTTTAGGTTCTTCGCTCATAGTTCGTTTATTTGTTTGATGA